CCTACTACTGCTAACCATATAACTTTCAAACACTATAAATATTCTTTCAATATAGAAAATACTTATAGACATCCTCAAGTTGATAGAGTTCCTAACATCATGGGTACTCATAGATACTTATCAACTGAAATGTTACCAGTTCAAGCTCGTATGGAATTTATAAATAACGAATTCGGTATAGATGCTAGAGAATAGTCTTGAAGGATTTTAAATCCAAGATTATGAGACGAGAGGGCTTAGACCCAGTTAATATGTATAAATGAATTTCTAGTACAATCTTATAACGAGATTGTACTAGAAATTTTATTGTAAAATTTAGTGGAAAGGAGTATGGATAAATGTCAAGATTTACAAAAAAAGAATCACTTTTATTTGTAGAAGAATGTTTTAGAAATATTCAACATGAAAAAGAAATTTCTAAGAATCTAAAGCTAATAGAAAATGCTATTAGAAGAGAATATGGAGTTAATTTAAAAATATCTATAATAGATAACAAGAAATCATTTTTTGGAATGTGTGTTTATCCTTCAGTAGATGAAATAAATGCACTTACTAAAATGCTATTAGAAACTAATGTTCGCATGGCTGATGTTGAAAAACTTCATATAGAATTTATGACTAAAGGTGAGCATATAGTAGAAATAGATTCAATGCTTTTATATGATCATAATCTTAATGCTAGTGCTGGAGAAGTAACTGCTATATTATTACATGAAATAGGACATATATTAATGTCTAATAGTATAGTATGTAGATTTGAAAGAGCTAAAGAACATATAACTCTAAAGTTTGACACGAGAACTAAAAGATTAATTCCTATAATTCCTATGATTAAACAATTATTCAATATAGTAACACTTCAAATATTCTCTAATCATTTTAACGTTCAATTAGTTAAAGAAAGGAAAGCTGATGAACTAGCATTTAGAGAAGGATATGCTCAGGAACTTCATGATATTTTAGGAAAACTTATAGCTAATGGCAAGGGAGAAAGGGTTAGACGATCTGAAAAAGATATGGATAAAGATATAGAGGTAACTATAGACTGGTTAGTTGTTAATATAAAAGAATTAGAATATCGTAAAGATAGATTAAAAAGATCTATAAAAATATTAAAACTAACTACTCCATCGTTATATCTTAGTAAGCAATTAGATGAAATACATGATAAAGTATTTAAAAATGATGATAACGAAATGCTAGAAAAAGCTGTAGTTATAAATGAAGCGTTTATATTATCTAATTTAAATGATAAAAGAATGAAAGCTCCTATGGGAGCGTTAGATCGTTCTGGTAGAGTTGTAAAATTATCTCCAAGAGATTTGGATGTTTATAGAGCAGAACTAGAACGTGTTAATACTGTTGATGATAAAATATTCTTATTAGAAAGATTATATGATTTACTTGAAATAGCTGAATATGCTAAATATATGGTTGAAACTGATCCGAGAAGAGTGACTCAATCAGAACAAACTATAGATATGTATATTAAACATGTACATGATTTAATAGCTGAAGTTAATAGCAGAAAAACAGCTAAAACTAAATACGGATTATATATTAAGTATCCTGCAGATTATGAAGGGTAGTATTTTTTAATTGAAACTGTAGGGTATACTACAGTTTCAAATATTTTTTTGGTGGTGAAAAGAATGCGTGTAGACGAGATAAATAATGTTTTTTACGATTGGGAAACGAAGAACATTTCTTTTCTTCAAGTAGCCTCAGATTTACAAAAACTTGGTATAAAGAATAACATGTTCTTTCTAAGATTATATGATAAAGGATTGCAGGGTATAGATCCACATGGTCCTATAACTGCAATGTCAACTGAATTCTGTCAACGTATTATGGCAGAATGTATAAGAAATCCCTGGTATTATTTAAGAGAAGTTTGTAGAATACCTGACCAAGGGAATAGTAATGGTATTCCTTATAAATTAAATAGGGCGAATTTAGCAGCTACTTGGTGTTTTGTTAATAATATCGACCATTATCTAACAATACCAAGACAGGTTGGTAAAACTCAATCGATTATAGCAAATCTTACTTGGGCGTATTTATTTGGTACGACAAACTCTTCGTTTGCTTTCTTTGCAACTTCACAAGAACTTGCATCTGAGAACTTAGAGAGATTAAAAGCACAAAGAGAGTTGTTACCTCCTTATTTAAGATTAAGACAGGATTGTGTTATAGATGCTATATTAGGAACTAAAGATAACGAAATAGACAATATTAGAAAAATTTATAATCCATTAAATAAAAATACGATAGTAACTAAACCTAAAGCTAGTAGTAAAGAAGCAGCTATAAAACTAGGAAGGGGTAATACATTACCTATTACATATTCAGATGAAACAGAATTCACTGATTATATAGATGAAATCGTTAAAGCTGCGGGTGAATAGTTGTGCCCGAGTAAAACCTCTCTAACTGCTGGAACGTCTTATTTTTCAATAAGAAAATCAGCAACGAAGATTTAAAAAATATCCAAATAACAAACCATTAAAATATTATAAAGGGGTTGATTACAAATGGATATGCTTTGCACAGTAACTTATCCAGGTGTTAAAATAAATTTTTATGATATTGATATAAATGGTGTTGTTACTAATAAGAAAACAGGTAGACCAGTAAAACCTTATATAGATGGTAAAGGATATGTTCGTATAGCATTACAATCTACAAAATCGAATGGTAAAAGAATTGATGTTGGATTACATAGGTTGATTTGTTGGGAATTCAACGGTCCTTATAATGACAGTACCGATCAAGTCAATCATAAAGATGGTTGTAAATCTAATAACGATCCTTTAAATTTAGAATGGTGTACCAATGGTGAAAACGTTAAACATGCGATAGATACGGGATTGTTAGTTATAAATAGACAATATGATTATGATATTGAAGTTATACGTACTGCATGTGATTTAATAATCCTAGGATTAACTAATATGGAAATTACTGATTATATCTATAATGGAATAGATATTCACTCAGAAGAGCAAGGTAATTTTTTAATTACACTAGGCTGTATTCGTGCAGGTAAATCATATCAGAACATATTTGAACAACAGAAAATATCATTCAACCCAGATGATTATAAAGATATTGATATAGATAATAACAAGTTATCGTTAAAGAAAACTCGTACTAACGTTACAGATAAAAATATGCGTGAAGAAATAAAACAGTATAGACTCGAAGGATATAATAAGATCGATATTCTTGAGAAAATAACTGGATATAGAGCGTCTTCAGCAACTGTTTTCACAAAACGTGTATATAAAATGATTTCGGATATTTTTAAATAACGCTCAACGACTATCGAAAGGGTATCTATAGAGAAATACTATAGAGAGTAACCGAGTAGAGTACACTCAAGCGAGTGGAAATGGGAGGCATAATAATTTTGGTAATAGAAATTATTATGAAGATATAGTCTGAACTATATGGTGACATATAGAAGGATAGATGTAGCGAATCTATTCGTAACATAATTGCCAGCGTTCTCAACTGCAGCAGCCAATGCAGAACGAAATGGTGCTGCGTATTGTCGTATATTCTCAAGTACACCTGGAGATCTAGACTCTCCTGCGGGTCAAGCTGCACAAGCTATATTAGATAAAACTTGTCGTTGGAGTGAAAAATATTATGACTTAGGACCAGAAAAAACTAAAGAAATAATAGCAACTAACTCTGAAAATGGTATTTGTTATATAGAATATTCTTATAAACAATTAGGTTTAGGAGAAGAATGGTTTAGAAAACTATGTAAACTTGTTAATAATGATCCTACAGCAATTAAAAGGGAATTGTTATTACAAAGAATTAGAGGTAGTAAAGATTCTCCTTTTAGTGAAGAGGACTTAATGGCTATACAAGAAATAAGACCTAATATAATTGAAGAACATTATATAATGGATATATATCAATTAAATGTATATAAATCATTAAATCCTAAAGTTCCTTATTTAGTAGGAGTCGACGTTGCAACAGGGGTTAACAACGATAGTACTGCAGTATCTATAGTTAATCCATATACATTACAGGTAGATGCTGAATTTAGAAGTCCTATTATGGGATATCCTGATTTAAAAAGGTTCTTATACCAATTAGTTAAGAAATACATTCCTAATTGTGTATTATGTATAGAAAAGAACCATGGAGGGGATTCAGTAATACAAGACTTAAGAGAAACGGTTCTGAATAGAAATCTATATCATAGTATGTCTAAAGAATTAGTTGACGATAATATATCTAAAATAAATAAAGGTCATATAGAAAGAGAAGTTGAAAGAAGAAGAAATTATGGAGTATTTACAGGTACCAAATCAAGAGCATTGATGATCGACTTGTTATTTTTAACTGTACAAGAATTTAAAGATAGATTAACTTCTCATTTTGTTATAGACGATATACTTAAATTAGTTAGAAAGAATGGTAAAGTTCAAGCTGCACAAGGAGAACACGATGATAGTATTATGTCATATTTAATAGCTTTATATGTATATACGTACGGTAAAAACTTAAATCGTTGGGGAATTGTAAAAGGAATGAAAGAACCAGGATATGATGGAGATAAAGCTCAAGAAGAAGATGCGATGCAATATGCTATGGATAATTTATCAGAAGATGATATGATGTTCTTTCAAGCACAAATAATGGCATCACAAGCAGCAAGTACATATGAAGCTCAGATGAAAAAAGAAGCATATGAAGCGAATAGACAGTCTGAGCTTATAGATAAAAAAATAAATGCTACGACTAGAGTTGAAGATATGGAGAGAGAAGATTTTAACTATGATTATGATAAAAGAGAAAGTGGATCGAATCCATGGATATTAAATGGGTTTGATGATTTAAATGATTGGTAGGTAGAACAAATTGTTCTACCTATTATTTTTTATTTCGAACTTAACAGTTATTTAGATAGAAGAATAAAAATGCAAAGGAGAGATGGGAAATGTTAAGAGATGATGATTATATTAATGGGTTTGATATAGAAAGAATATTAGGCGATTTACCTTTAGATATAATAAAAGAGAATATAAAATCGCAAATAGATGATCCATTAACATTTATGACTAATCATTGCGATCAGGTATATGAAACTCTCGACGAAGCAATGGATGAACTAGGACATATAGATGAATATAGATATGAAATAAATGAAATAAGAGATGATTTTAATTCATTTTTAGTTACAGAATTAGATACTCGATTTAGTTTGGGTATAGATTTAGATAACTTACAAACATATGAAATGGAAGAAATAGGTAAGTATTCATATGAATTTTTTGTTGTTGATTTAAAAAGAAATATAACAAATTTTTTAATGAATTATATATGTTTAAACAAATCGTATTTAGCAAGTTTATTTACAGATGAATATAAACGTAAAGATGTTACAACAACTAACATGAAGAAATTAACTAAAAATAAAGATGATGTTGTAATATTAGCTAATATAATATCTGTAATATATAATATATTAGAATTAGAATTAGATCCAGAAGATTTTATGGAGTTAGCAGTAGAACCAGGAGATTATGCAGGTGAAGCTGTTAAAGAATATGTACGAAGTTTTAGAATAGCCAACAATTTTGTATACAATTTATTCAATGAAGTGAAATATATACACAATGACATAATAGATGAATTTGCATCAGAGATAGGATTTTTATTACAATCAAATTTAATATATGAAGATAATGAATAAAAACTATTAAGGAGGTAATTAGATATGACAAATACAAAGTTAGACGATTCAAAATTAAAAATAAATAAATTAAGAGAGTCACAACAAGAGTTATTGCAAGATGACGAAGATGCATTTGCTGCAATAGTAAATACATTATCAGTAAAACAAATTGAAGAAATGAGTGCTGAAGAACTTTTAGCATTTAATAATTATGAAGAAGATAAATGGTATATAGGTGAACCTGATTTTGAAACACAAGAAGAACTTGTAGAATATGTAAGATCAGTAATGGTGTATTTAGTTCAATCATATGAGTTCTCAGTTGAAATGGATGAGAGAATAAAAGAACTTAATGAAATAACAGAAGCAGCTAATAAAGATATAAGATCTATTTATGGTTTAAGTGAAGATACTTCTTCTGTAGATGTTATAAAAACAGCTATAGAGAAAGGATTAACTGATGCTGAAGCTAAGGGTGATATATCAGCTTATAATAAAATATTAACTTCAAAATATACGTTTGAAGAAACATTTACATTAGATAGAATAAAGAATTTATATAAAAATTTAAATCCAGAAAATTTAAAACAAGATGCACAATCTGATAGATCTGTAACTATATATAAAAATTATACAAAGGTGCAACAGAGATTAGGATCTAGTTATGATTTAATTCAAGTTAAAGATTTAGAAATAAGATTTTTACCAGAAGAATATCATCATTTAAATAATTTATTTATAATAGCTGTAATTAAATATATAAGCAAGTCTATGAAAGAAGGTTATTATTCAAGTGATACAGCGTTCTTTGTTTCTCAATTAACAACGAATTTATTTATGCTACATTTAAATAAATTACCAGAAAATTATAAAGAAATATTATTAGCAAATATAAAAGAATTCTTAGATATAGTTAAATAGATATTAGGCTTTTGCCTAATATCTATTTTTATTGTCAAAAACAATTACCTAAGATTCGTAAAAGGAGGAAACTAAATGTTAAAAGCAAATGTTATAAAGAAAGATGGATTCATCATATTAAATTGTGCATATGCAGAATTCTATGTTCCTAAGCAGTATTTTGAAAAAGAACTTGCTATGGACTGTGGTGAATCATTTAATGCGTTCGGTGTAATGTATTTAAGAACATTTTCTTCGATGAACAAAGCAAATGAATTAGAAATTCTAAAAATACCTAATATAATAAGTTTTTTCCCTGCTGAAAAAGAAAATCGAAAAATGACATTAGGACGAAATGAAGAAGATGACTATGTTGTATTGAAATTTTATAAGGGGAATAAGTTATTTCCATCTGCAATTAAATGTGATAATGGTGCTCCTGAAAATTTCCTTAACATATTACTAGGTGGTCAAATACCTAAAAACGTACCTTATGATAAGGTAATAGATTTATTCTTAAAAGTGTTTGTTCAAAATAAAATAGGATTACCAGCACCAGCAGTAATGCTTGAAATGATAATAAGTGAAGTTTATCGATATGCTGGAGATAACTCTCTTAAATATGGACAACACTTAGCTAAAACGTTCGATCCAAAGAAAAAACAATTAGACTATTCGTTAGCGAATGTTAGAACTATATGTAAAAACAACAGTTCTTTCGCTGGAGTATCTTTCGAAAATATGGATGAAATGATTACGTCAGCTATTAATAATAATAAATATAATAGATCTGAGACAAAATCACCACTTGAGGATGTAATCAAGTATTAATGATTTTTTAATACAATATTATAATAGCAACATTGGTTGTTGAATAGGCAATATGCCTCTTGAACAATTATTTAAATTTAAATAAAACAAAAAGGAGGACTAAAAGTAATGTATGTTGAAAATAAAAAAAATATTCCTGAGTACGATCATCCGTTTAACGTTACGTTAATTAATGATAACTCAGCTATACCTAGAAATCCACAAACTATACCTGAAAGAGTAAACTATTTATGTATATTTGTTGGTGGAAAAGGTAGAGATAATAAATTAATCAAGAAAACTAACAAGGCTGGTTTCATAAGTGAATATGGTCAACCAGATATATTCAAATATGGTCAACCAATATTAAATGCATATGCTTCTATAGTAGATGCGTATTCTCATGCTTATTGTATGAGGGTTATGCCTCTTGATGCATGTTATAGTAACATGATAGTTTCTATTAAATATAGACGTAACATAGATGGTCATCTTGAAGTTAAGTTTGTAAGAGAAACTGAAATGGGACTAAACAACGAAGGTCATCTACAAGAGATCTTAGATGATAGATTTAATGATCAAGAAGATGAAGGAGGATATAAAACTATACCTTTCATAGCTGTACGTAGTTTAGGTAGAGGTGCGTATGGAGATTCAATGAGATTAAGATTAACTAACGTATTTAGAAAAAAATCAGTAATAGACTATAGACCATATAGATTAGAAATATTAGACGTTGATGCTGGAAACGTTGTAGTTGAATCATTCGATGGTTGTTTATATGATTATGCAGTTAATGGTAATTCATTATTATTATCAGATAAAATGGATGGTGAAACTAGTTATTCTGAAAAAGTTGGTATGGTTATAAATGAAGAAGTTATACCTGTTCTATATGAAGAATATGTTAAAGCATGTGAAGGATTAGGTGTTGAAGTTCCTGTTAATAACTACAGATTATTTGACCCTATATTCGGTGTAACTAATAGAAAAGAAACTATACCATATTTAGTAATAGATAATAGTGAATTAGCATTAGATAGATTAGATGGTGTACCTCTAATGGGTGGTAATGACGGTTCGTTTGAAGGTGGAATAGATTTAGACAGTGAAGTATTAGAAGATTTATATATGAAAGCATTCAGTGGTGAATTAGATAGAAATATATTATCTACTAGAAGAACACCTGTAAAATTCATATTAGATGCAAACTATTCATTACCTGTTAAGAGAAGAATAGTAGACTTAGCATTATTACGTTATGATGCTATGGTATACTTAGATGCTGGTATAATAACTACTCATGAAGAAGCTTTAATATTCGGTGAAGATACTAAAGATATGAACTATAGAATAGTTTCTAAAGGTTATCAACACTATAAAATAAGAGATCCATTCAACGGTAAAAAAGTTGAAGTTACATATACTTATCATTTAGCTTGTGCTTTAGCTAAACATTGTGAATTATATGGTTCTCATATACCATTTACTGGTGAAGCTTATGGATTATTAACTGGAGCAGTTAGAAACTCTGTTCTTCCTGTTCTTGAAGAATTTGATGAAGATATGAAAGAAGAACTATATGATTTAAGATTAAATTATTATGAAGCTTTAGCAGAAAATGTTTATGCTAGAGGAACACAAACTACAGCTCAAGATTTAGATTCAGATTTAAGTGAAGAACATAATATGATAATAACTCTTGAAATAAAAGATATAGCTGAAAAAGAAACTATAGCTAAGAGATATAATTTTGCTGAACCTGAAGACAGACAACTATATACTGAAATATTAGCTGAAAGAACTAGAGCTTACAGAGATATAGTTAGACATATAAATGTTTTATATGATATGAGTCCAGAAGAAGAAGCAAGATCAATCTTACATTGTTATGTTGAAGTTGTATTTAAAACTATTGCTAAGTCTTCAATAGTTGAAATTAATATAAATAGAAGAGTATAATAAAAAGGAAGGTGACTATAAATGGCTTTAGATCCACAAAGAACGTTACAAAGTAATATCAAGAATAATACTACTGACATGACAGGATATTCACTATTCCTTGGAGGATTAAACGTTAAACGTGCTGCATTAGAACAATATAACGTTTTAAAAACTGGTAAAGGTAGAATATTCTTAACTAAAATGCCTTATTTCATGAAAGAATTAATGCCTGAAGCTACTAAAAACTTCAAACATGTTATAGAATACGGATTCATGGATATACAAGGTATACAAGATTTAACTATGGAATTCGATAGTATAACTGGTGGATACGCTGGTAGAACTTTCGAAATACCAACTATATTAAAAGATGAAACAAATGAAATATCTATAAAAATATTAGAATTTGCTGGTTCTCCAATGAGAGAATACTTAGAAATGTGGATGACAGGAGTATCTGACCCTAATAGTGGATATACACACTATCATGGATTAGCTATACCACAACAAGATTCTAATGGTAACTTCCAAAAAGCAAAAGTTGAAGTTTCACAAGCTAATCATACTATGGAAGCATTCTACGTTATGACTGACCAAACAGGATTCAATATAGAATTCTCTTGTATGTTATGTAACATGTTCCCTAAAACTTCAGCTAGAGCACATTTCAACCAAACTCCAGGTGAAATGAACCATGTTGAATTAGAAATACCATTCACTTGTACAATGTATACATCACCAGATATAAATGCAGTTGCTCAATTATTATTAAATAAATATAGAGTTCTTTACAACTACTTAGACTTCAAGTCTGAAACTGCAACTGTAACTAATGGTGTAATGTCATTAGACAGCAATGCATTCCCAGATTCTAAAATTAAAGACTGGACTGCAATATAGAAATAAAGAATATAGAATACATCTTCGGATGTATTCTATATTTATTTTTAATATTCTTCACCACCAGTAGAATCCGAAGATCCTTCGCTAGCTTTTTTAACATTAGCTTTTACTATTTCTAATTCAACTTGTTCCATTATTTCATCTACAACTTCCCAAGGTAACATTGGAAGAACTTTCTTAGACATTTCTTTTCTGAACATATCTTTTGATTTATTTAAATCTTCTGTTTCTTCACCATATTGTCCGAATATAGATTTTTCTAAGAAATCTAATATTTGATCACCATAACTTATCATATCAACTAAGTTGTTATTTGGTAAAGTTTTAGGTCTTTGTAATGTGTATCTAAAATTAGCTATATCTTCTAATTCTATAGTAGTACAATAGCAAAGTATTTTTTGATACATATGTGTTATATCTTCACTAAAATTATCTTGATACATCATAACTCTACGAAGATGTTTTGCGTTAGCCATTACTAATGTTTTAGCAAAATCTGCTTCGTTTATATAATTCATTATTACTGATGGAACACCAGTACCATTGATATATGATTCTTTAAGCTGTTCCATTAATTCATTTTGCATATTAATATCTTGACCTTGTATTACGTCCCAAGATAAACCTCTTTCTCCAGATTCACCTTCAGGAATAAATAAATCTCTACCTGTACCTATCTTACTATATATAGAAGAATAATCCATTAAATCTCCTATACCTATTTGCTTAGATTTCCATTGTCTAGCAACATCCATAGTTTTATTTATCATATTTTTATCTATACCTGATGTTTTAACATAAGTTACTATAGTATCTTGTGATTTAGTTAAATAAGTAATCATGTTAAATACTAATAAAGAAAGGTATAATTTAGCATAGAATAATGATTTATATATCATTGATTGCCCATTACCATTTTCATCTTCATTTATAGAGAATCTGCATATATTATCTCCAGGTATGAATTGATAATGAAGTTTCTTTTTATACATGTCATTATATAATAAAGAATTTATTATAAGTTCTTTAAATTCCATATTATCATTAAGATAATCTTTACCGAATGATCTTACAACAGCATCTGCTATATCTGCTATTAGATTTTGTTGATTTGCTGATTTATTAGTTATGCCATCAACTACATTAGAGAATCTATGTCCATGGTTACAATGATGATTTGCAACATCTAATTCAGCATCATGTAAATAATAGTATCCTATAGTGTAGTTCATAAGTTTAACAGGTATAACTTTCTTAGGATCTAATAGTTTTATATAACAACCTTTAGTTGATTCCCAATCATCCATTTTTAAACTTTTAACACCATCACTAAATCCTAATGATGAATATTTGTTAATTCCGTTATTATCTTTTTTAGTTTTCCCTTTAGCATTTTTTAACATATTCGATAAATTATTAAATTGAGCTAAATCTTTCATAGCCCCAGTTAACGTACTATTTTCAACTATAGGTAATGGTAAATCAGTATTATTTATTTTTATATTTTCTGATACATAACTAATCATATCATCGGCTTTTAAATCTTTTTGTATATTCATAGATTTATCTGCTTTTAAACTATCAATGAAACTTTTAGCTGTAGTTGATTCCATAGTAGCACCATTTGTAAGTTCCATTTTCTTTTTTTGAGCATTCTCATATAGTTTACTTTCAGGTATTACATAAACATAATATTCACCATATTTTAATGTCTTAGGAACTATATGTTCTCTTATAATATAATTAAGTTTATGTATTTCTTCTTGTTTTTTAACTTCAGTTATAATTTCATCATATTTATCATCATCTTTGTCATCTAATGAGAAAGATAAAGATCTTGATATTTCAGCACCAACATCATCTGCTGATACTATATCATCTCTTGTTGTATTTATAGCTTCAGTTAGTTCAACTAACTGTTCACTTATTATCTCTAAATCGCTAAATAATAAAGCTTTATTTCTAAATCGTTCTTCGAATGTACTAAATATATTTCCATCACCTGATAAAAATATACTTTCTAATCCTTCCGAAGAATTTTTTTGATCTATAATAGTATTACCGAATTTATTTGAATTTGCAATAGTATTCATTAAGAATCTACTTAAATCATTTTCTCCACCGTAGGATTTCATCTCTTCAATATCATCTGCTATTACACGTTTTATCTTTTCGGACATTGCATCTATACTTTTCTTATTTCCATCAATATCCACGTCATGTGTATTCATTGATATCTTTTTAAATAAATCTTGGAAGAGGTCATTAAGCTTAACTTCTTCCTTACTCGTAGGAATTATTTTCTCTTCTTTTTCCTTTTTTGATTTATTTTCAGCCATATATATCACTCCTTTATAATTAGATTAATCCATTATACTCTTAAGTAGTTGTTTTATTAGGTAAAAAAATAATCTTAACCCAAGAGGGTTAAGATTTATATTGTAAATTCACCTTGATATCCTTCACCTGTTAAATTACTATAATACATCATTCGTTCATAACTCACGGGTCTATAATGATGTACGTCTACACCAATATTAATTCCATAAGGTTTTATAAATGCTAAATCATGAACATGACCGAATAGATTAAGCATATTAGGAACATGTTTAGACGGTTCATGACACATGTGTATAAGTTTACCATCAAGTTCAATTAAGGCTCTATCCTCAAACACTTTAACAAATCCAGCATTTAATAAATCCTCTTTAGTATACCCATTTTTCTTTTCATGGTTACCCATTACTATTCTTACTTTACCGTTAAGTTTCTTTAATACCTTAAGATCACCAAAATCACCTAAATGATAAACTACATCGTTTGGTTTAATTACTTTATTCCATTGTTTTATCATTTCTTTATCCATTTCATTTACACTGTCAAACGGTCTGCAAGTTTTCACTCTTGTTTTATCAACTCCAAAATGAGTATCACTAATAAACCATATGTGGTTTAATTGGTCACCTTTAAAATATTCTACTGATAAATTACTTATTGAATTATTCATATCAACATTCTCCTTTTTTATTTATTGAAGTAAGGAATTTTATTTCCTTACTTCAATATTATAATATGGTATTTAAATCCTATGAATTACGATTAATCTAAATATAAAAATCTATATACATATATTACTTCTATTTGAAAAGTTATTTCTTCTTTTTTATTTCGTTCTTCTATTCTATTTGTAAATACTCCAAAAAATGTTCCATTATCATTTGATTTTGCACCAAATTCAAAATCGACTGCTTTATTAATTACTGGAAATAATTTGTGAGTTAATATTAAATCGTAATTATTTCTTTTTATACTTACAAATTCTTTATTTTCAAATTTAGGTAATATATCACTTAAATCACATGTATATTCAATATTATTAAATATATCATTTAAATAATCTATATTTAATTTAATATCATTTTCAAATACACCCACTTCATAATCCATTTCAATTGTTCTTATTATAAGTTTGTCTGTTACTGAGTACCCTATTATTTTTGATTTACCTGCCTTTAAACAATCGCTAACCAATTTTAAATTTAACTTTAATAATTGCCAATCGTCTATATCAAATAATTTATTTAATGATGATCTACACAATACTCTACCATTATTTAATTTATTTTCTAATGAATAACAGACTCCTTCTTTGTCAATATAAACTTCATCGAATAAGTTTTTTAATATCTTAACATTATTTTCTAAATCTTTAAGAAAAGAAGTTTTAAACTTCTTTTCTTTATCTTCAAATAATATATTCATATAATTACTCCCTTCTATATTTATTTTCTTCAGGTACTAATTTACTTGTATCTTTACCAAATTCATTTCCGACCATTTCTAATATTTCCATCATATTCGGTAAATTAAACCAACGCACACCTGTCATTACAGGATTTTGACATAACAAATTCTCAACAAAATCTTTTCCTGAATCATACATGTTACCTTTATCATTAAACATTTCAAAAGCTGTATATTTATCATAAACCTTTTCATCTAAGGATATTTTACCTACTAATGTATGTGGTGCTATATTATGAGCTATTTTAATACTTGGATAAAGACTTGTGTAGTCAAAATCTATAACATATTTACGTATAAATTTATTTCTAACACCATTAACAAGCATACCGTTTTTAACACTATTTAATACTGGATCTCCAACTATTGCTCCTGCAAATTTATCTCCTTCTTCTTCATCATCAGAATCCCAATCTTTATCATAATCTAAGTTTATATTGTTACCTATAACATACCCTTGCTTTAAATAATCAACGTAACATCTGTTTCTTAATAATGCAGTTTGACTAAAAACTTTTTTATAAGCAACACTATTTAATATACTACGTGTATATAAGTTATCTAAATCAGATGTTTTTCTTTCTATACCATATTGTAAAAGAACGTCTTTTATATTATATAATAAGAATTTTTTATAATTTACATATGGTAATGTCTTGATGTTTGCTTCTTCGCTATAATCTAATTTTTCATCTCCAAGTTCTTTTTTACCTATTATATTTAATTTAACTGAACCTAATTCAGATTGCCCTTTTCTTATTTGTGCATATAGGATCATCTGATCAATCCATACTGTATAATCTGATATTGTAAATGCGTCTTTTTTCATCTTAACTGCAAAGTTCTTTCTATCTTCATAATAATAACATCTTTTTGAAGGAAAATCTGGATGACACATTATGTCCGCTGGATTATATCCTAATTCAGTTATTCTATCCATTAAATAGTTAGCATCGAAGTTCATATTCCAGAACATTATGAAATCTCTTTTTAATGTATGAATTAAACTAAAATAATCTCTTAACATAACTATTTCATCTTTTTCATCGTAGAAAATAATATTATAATCAAATTCTCCATAAGATTCATCAAACATTTTATGACAATCTTGTTTAAATCCTTCTATATCATTTTCAAGTTCTTCTATTTGAGGATTCTTTTCATTTCTTAATGCAAACGTATAGCATTTTCTAGTTTTTTCATCAATTAAAGTTATTGCATTTATAGGTGCAACTCCATCTTTAACGAATCCTTCTACATTTATACCGTCAACCTCTATATCTGAGTACATCTTAGTTATAGGTTTTGGTTTTTCATTTAAATAATGACAAGAGAATTGAATTCTATAATAAGACTCAGGATCATAATCACTTGCCATAACATATTTATATTTGTGTAGATTTTTTAATCTTTTTCTATTCTTTGTCTCAACACATTGTCTATAATACTCACTGTATTTTCCACCTGCTATCTTCGCTATGTCTCTAGTTGCATATTTACAACTTATGTTTTTAATTTCCATTTGTTCTACAGGCATTGTATATTTTGGATAATCATAATTTTGAAATTCAGGTTTTGTAAAATAAACGTCCATTGTTGGATTTACTATAGTTTCTAGATATTTTTTATCAGTTGCTAAATCTTTATAAATTATATCTAATGAATCTATCCAATTAGTTTGAGCACTCGGTTGATTATAAATAACATTTAATAACATAACATCTTCTCTTCTAGTTTCTTTTAATTGTAAAAATTCCATATACATTCCTCCCTCATATTTTTATTCATCATAATAATTTGTTAAGTTTTAAATAAAAAATTAATATGATATGAGAAAATCAAATTCTCATATCATATTAACTTCGTGTATTCGTATATATGGATAAATGTAATCTAATTACTTAAATATATGTATTTATATATACAATTTTATTTAAGTCAAAATACAATATAATAACAAAATCATTGGAGGAATGGTTTATTAAAACTAAAGGAGGAAATGTATATGGATAATATGTTTGATGATTTAAATAATGAGGACTATCAAGACAATACTGTTTTCGATATGCCTGAAGACTATGATTTTATAGCCGATTATGAACAAATGATGCAAGAATTAGATGACCCAGACCCTATAAATCTATTGCCTGAAATTGATGAAGATGTAGATTTTTATCAAGCTATAGATAATTGGGAAAATGGAGAATATTTAGAAGAACCTCTTGATAAGTATTCTAAGAGAGGTAAACAATCATATTCTAAATACAAAGAAGATGAAAATGAATATAAAAAAGAATTCGCTGAAGAATTAGCAATGTTATATGACCTATTAGATGAAGCTAATAAATTCAATAAGAAGTTAACTAAAAAGTTTGATGCTATTGATGGTAATAAAGCTAAAGGAACATCGAAATATTTAAATGATTTAATTGAATCTGTATTATCTTCTACAACTAATAGATTACAAATAATAAAAGAGATAAACACACTTAAAAAGAATATTCAAGAACTTAAAATTAAATCAGATGGTAAATATGCTAAAATGGGTGGAGATGGTTCATTAGAAGATGATGCTAATAGCTTCTTCCAAAATATAATGGGTGTTGGGAGAAATAACTTTGTTTCAGCATTAAATGGTGATACTGATTTCCATATTTCAAGTTCAGATTATTCTAGTGATGATGATATAGAATACGCAAACGCATTACCAGATGCACATAATGCTATACATGATATGATAAACGAGAGATTAGAATCAGAGGGTACTACTAGATCTTCTGATGCAGATATGTATATTATATACGAAAACCTAAAACCAGAATTAATAGTTATGTATTCTGTAGTAGATAATACTTGGGAAATGGTTGCTATAGATAAAGATGGTCAAAGAATTCAAGGATATCCTGTCCCTACTAAGAAGGAATTAGGGAAAATGAAATTCTCACAAGATAAAAAATTTGCTACTGATGCATATGGTAGATCGTATAAAGTTATGGAAAAATATTGTTAAGGAGCTGATATAATGAATGCTGGTGTTTGGTATATTGTATTTATGGTAGTAATAGGTGTAGCATCACACTTATATTTGAAGAAAAAATAAGGAGGAATAAATAATGAGAGATATTAATTTAGATATACTTGATAAATATTATTTAATACGAGAAGTTGAAGAGCAAATACTAAGATTAATAGATAAAAAAAGAGGACCGTCAAATAATAATAAAATAGATATACAAGTAGAAATGTGGAAAAAATTATTAAACATACTTCTAACATATGATGATCATAGTAATAAAAAACACAGATATGTTTTTGATGTTAATTCTATAGGAGAAGTAAATGATGGTAGTCATAGTTTTGATGATTTATATTGGCATAGAATGATGTTATTTGCTGTGATATGTAATTCACATAAAGATAAAGCATGGAAAAGCAAATTACATCATGATGGTACTATGTATGATGATTATTTTATAGTTGGTATAGAAACTCCTGAGGGACAATATACTTACCACTACCATATAGATTGGTGGGATAAATTTGATGTTCAACAACGTTTAAGAGCTCCTGAATATGATGGACATACATCAGAAGATATTATTAGATTATTTTCATTAATAGAAGACAAAAAAGAAGAAGATGAATAGGATTTCCTATTCATCTTCTTATGGTTTAAAAATTATGTTAGCAAATTTATAGTTCTCTATATCCATATCACCAGTTAAGATTAAATCAATCGGTTCATTGTCAAACATGTTATTATGACTGATTAAGAACACTTGCTCACTATTAACTTGATTGATAAATGAATATAATACTTTTATAAACTGCTCTCTATTCTTTGTATCTAACGGTCCATCTAATTCATCTAAACATATTATATCATATTTCGTCATACTTTGTATTATTAATGATAAACTTAATACTATTGATATAAAACTAGATTCTCCTTGACTTGCCATTACTATATCAGGTACTCTTATACCAGATTTATTAAATGGTATTCTAAATTCATTCTCATCTATTAAGAATCCTTCTATTTGTAATTCTCCGTTATATATTGTATCCAATAAGTTATTCATCATTATAGGACAGTTTTTAAGATATACTTGAAGGAATATTAATGGTATACCTTTAGATGAATTTAAAGCATCTTTAATAACATCAGCATCTTCAAATAATAATTTTAATGCTTCATGTTCAGTTACTAATGATTTATATGTTTCTTTATTAAATGATAATTGATTTGCTCTAGCAGTTAATTTATCTATAAATTCGTTTATCTTAACTAAAGAATCTTTATTAGTTCTTATAGTTTGTATACATTGCTCCTTCTTAGTTTTTAATTCTTCTATTTCTTTTAATCTTATTCTTAATTCATTGAATCTTTTTGTCATATCTTCCATAGAATCTTTTATTGTTAAAGCTTTTAATATTTCATTAGTTTTAGTTTCATTTTCTTTTAGTTCAGTTTCAACTTTTATTTTATTTTCTGTATTCTTAGATATTATAACATCTCTTTCATTTATCTTATCATTAATATCTAATATCTTATTTTCAATTTCTATAACATCTAATCCTGAAGCTTTAATAAGTTCATACTCTTTTTCAAAAGATTCTAAATCTTTTCTATACGTTTCTAATAAATCAAACTTTTCTGAATCATCTATTGCTAAGTTTAATAACATCGTATTAACTACAGGTTTACCCATTATATAATTTTCAAAACAACTTGCAAAATCATATTCTATAGGTATCTGATATTCTTTTTCATATGACAAGATATGATTCTTTATGAATATCAGATTATTATATAAGTTATATAACTCTTCATATCTAAGAATTTCTTTATTAACTTTATTACGTTCTTCGATATATTTATTTAGATTATTCTTTTTACCTGCTGTTTGTAGATAGAATTGTTTATAAGGACAATCTTCTGTACATCTATTATCATCTAAATCTATATCAAAATCAATCTTCATATTCTCTATGTTTATTATCTCAGCATTTAATAATTCATATGTTGATTTATTCTCTTTATTTTTAGTTTCTAGAGCTTCCATTAATCTATCATTATCTAATATACTTTCCATTAATCGTCTTATATCAGCATCACTGTATATATTAAGATCCCTAATATATTCTTCTGTTTTCATACAATGTTCTTTTAATATTAATAAAACTGTTTTATTATACTTAGTTCTTCGTTCTAACTCTTTTTCAAGATTAGAAATATTTACTTTGTATTCTTGTATAACATTTTTAAGATTTCTTACTCTTTCTGCAGAAGCAGCTCTTTTTATAGACTCTTCTAAATCTTGTTTTTGGTTATAATATATATCTCTTTCAGATATAGCTTTATCTATATTACTTTTGTATTCTAATAAAGCTAATTCAAGTTGTTGTTTATTTTTCTCACAAAGAAGTTCATATTCTTCTTTAGACATATTTATATCTCTAACCAATGATAATAACTCATCAGCAGAATTTAAATCTAATTCTAATGATTTATATGATTCTAAGACTAACTCCTCGTCATTTATATTTATCTCTGTTATTGTGTTCTCTAATACTGCATTCTCTTTCTGTATTCTTTCTTTCTCACCCGTATATTTTAATACTTCTTGATTAGCTATAATTATTTGCTTATCAAATTCGTCTTCATCTTGTATATTGAATTTACTAATTTTATCAGCAGTACTTTTCATTACTGCTCTTATATTCCTATATTCTTCTGAAACTTTCTTATAGAATCCATTATATACTTCTATATCTGAAAATAATTTAGTTGCAAAGTTCTTTCTATTAGTTGATTTCATATTAATAAGACTTGTAACATTACTACCTAATCTCATTAGTTTTAATAACTCATGGTCAATCCCTAACTGTTCACTTACAGCTTCTTTAAACGATTTAACATTACCATTAGGATTTAATTCTGTTCCATTTTTAGTTATAAATGATTTAACTGATTTAGTTTTTTTAGAGAATAGATAATGATGTTTGATAATATATTTGTCATCTCCATCAACTATATGAACTTCTTTATACCCATCTTTACCTTCTATAATAAGATTAGTTTCACCTCTAACATCCATATTACCACTATTAGCAAATGGATGCATTTCAGATAATAAACTTGTTTTACCAGTTCCATTAGGTCCACATAACAAAATTAATTTATTAACACTTTTATTTAAATCTATTTCAATTTTAGTTTTCTTCATTCCTGCTTTAATATTAATAAAGTTTTCTAACTTTAAATAAGTTATTTTCATAAATTACCTCCTATAAATAAAAATAAAACTCCAACCAAAATGGTTGGAGTTGGTTATTAAACTGTTACTATAAATATAGAATTATTTAATTCTCTAAATTCATTATAATCTGTATTTAATTCTATGTCTATATTTTTATAATATACTTTATATTTTTGATTACTATCTATCTTTCTTTTTTCATATGATATAGCACTTACTCTAAATGAATCAACTACATCTCTTTGAACTATCATAGTTTGACCGTTTGTAAGATGTACTAATAATTGCTCATCATATTGATATATTACATCAGCTTCTAATTTTAATGTAGCATCACATGAATCCATGAATTCTGACCTCATAGTTTCTATTTTATGTGTTGTTATTTCAACTAATTCATAATTACCTTCATGTGCATATTTTTCTCTTTCATCTTCTAATTGTTTTAACTCTTCTTTTATTTCGCTCATACATTTTAAATCAATAGGATGATCAACATCTGTTACGAATGCATGATTTAATACTATTATTAATTTCTTGTCTTCTACATCATCAGGTATATCTGATTTATCTATTATTCTACAAACAGGATCTTGATAATCTCCAGATAATGGAATTGGTGTATTAAATTCTTCATCATCCCCAGTTATTTTAAATATATCTACTATCGCATCTTCTATCATTTTAGCATAATCATCTAAGAATATTTCTTCTTCATCTGTAAATAAATCTTCAGCTTCATCATTACTTACAGGTGTTATACTTTCTAGTTTTTCTTTTATAGTTTCAGGATTATCTTCGCCTAATATTATAGCTACTACAAATCCTACAACATCAGCACTATCACTATCTATATCATAATTCAACTTAAGACCTTCTTTAGTTTCAACCATAACGACGTTAGCTGGTTCACCTTTCTTATGAATAACTATAACATCATCCTTTTTAAAATCAGGTCTACTATTTAAAATTGTCATTGCTGACATTCCTAATAAATTTGATGTTTTATCCCATACATAATAATCCATATTGTTTACCTCCTAAATATTTTTATTTTCTATTATATTGTATGTTCCATTATTATTTTTCAATCAATGGAAAAAATTCATCTTCACTATCTTTATCAAAACCTAAATGCACCACAAAATCAGTGCTTGTAAATAAATGTTCTGAAAAATCTGCTAATTGTTTTGGGTTATCTATAAGATATTTACCAAAACCCTTAAGGGGGTTAAGAGATAATATAACCCCCTCAAGATTTTGATGACCCTCTTCTTTAAATACTTCATATGCCACTTCTAAATCATCTACAATAGATTTCTTTATTCCTTTATAAATTTGCTCATTAATCTTCATCTTCATCTTCTCCTTCACTATTATATACATCCTCTTCAAATTCTAAATCCTCACAACCTTCTGCCCATTTAACACTGTATCCATCTTTACTATTATATTTAAATTCTTTACAACAAGGATATTCACTTTCTTCAGAATCTTTAAATGTGATTTCTATATCCATATCTAACAATTCAAGCCATCTCTGCATATTGTTTACTGTTAAAGAACCTTTCTTTCCATCAGGACTGGATTTAGTTTCCAATGCTGCTTTTAGATTTGTTATTGAATGTGCTTTTGTAAATTTATCTTTGAATTGTTTTATGTCAACCTTTTTATCATGAAGAACAAGTTTTACAAGATGTTTAAAACAATCATCATTTACATCTAACTCTGGTAAATATATATCTGATGATTGTGTTATCTGTTTCATTATCTTACGTTTTAATTTAGGGTCAACCAATTCTGCTTGTTTAATTATAGATTGTATTGAATCGTCTTTTATATTTTCAAACGCATACTTACTACTATCTTCTGGATTTAAAGAGAAATACACTTTCCCTTTCTTATCTGTAAATACTCCATTCTTAAATTTCTTTTGTTTTGAGATATCTCCTCTATAGATATATACATATCCTTCTCTAAGATAACCTGTATTCTTTTCTAATTTAACACCTTTAAAATAAGGTACTACTGAATAAATGTTTTCATCTCCTTCAATACTAATTACACAATTTCCATATCCATAATTCATCATATAAATTTACCTCCTATACATAATCATTTAAAACTAAATATGCCATTTCAGCTAAATCATTTTTTGTTAAATCGATAGGATTTACATCACCACCGAAATTATATTTTCTTAATACAATTTTAACCCAACCTTTCTTTAATTTTTTACTATTAGATGGTATATTGAGATTACTACAAAATTTCTCAAATTCTTTTGTTTGTTTATTGTATGTTGTTACTCCTTGTTCAAGATTACAAGCATATACTACATAAGATAATATATTTTCTATATTCATCCATCTATTAGTTTCAATTTTATATATTGTTGAAGCTATAATTAAAATTAATGATATTAAACCTTCCATATTTATCATATTACTCTGAAGTTCTTCATTATATAAATCATAAGTTGCATTATACAACATGAAATTATTTACTATATTATTATATACAAATCGTTTACCAAATTCAATTGTTAACTTATCCAAACGTTCAGATAATTTATTTAATAATCTAAATAAATTATTATATTCAGCCTTATAGAAATATTTCAAGAATTTTTCATAATCTAATTCTATATCAAAATATTTTTCTGTATAATTACAATTCATAACTTTATTTCCTAAGAATTCAATTGGTTCTGATATATTTATTTCATAATCATACGTTCCATTACTTCTTTTGTATTGATGTGAATAGCCTTCAAAATAAATAAAATTACTTTTATATTTATATTCATAAATATTATCTTTTATATCCATCTGAACATGATCTGCTATATAAACACCATTCAAATCAGTTAAGTTAATAACTGTATATAAATCACCAGAATATTGTCTTACTATATATCCATATCCTTTTACTAATTTACCTTCTTTATCAGCTAAATAAGGTCTTTGTTTTTGTTCTCTTTCTTTATCTCTTTCCTTTTTAGACTGACTTCTAGGATATATATTTGTTATATTTGTTGTATTAAAGCTATTATCGTTGAAACTTTTATTATTTGTACTATTATCACCTGATAATTTATTATTATTATTAACATTTTTCATAAAATTCAACTCCTTTAAAATAAAATAAAAATTCCTAATGCATATATGCATTAGGAACATAATAAATTGTAATTAAGAAAGGAAGTAGGATAGGAAGTAGGATATATTCCAGTGCATATAACAACACACTGCGAATACTCCAATTCCACTCCAGTGCATATAACAACACACTGCGAATGTCTCCTCAATATTCCAGTGCATATAACAACACACTGCGAATACTCCAATTCCACTCCAGTGCATATAACAACACACTGCGAATGTCTCCTCAATATTCCAGTGCATATAACAACACACTGCGAATACTCTTTTATTACAATATTGTTAATATATTTATTAACTTTCATAATTATAATATATAATTGAAATGTTACCTTTTTACGGTAAATAAGACCTATGAGAATAATCTCATAGGTCAATAAATTATTCAGCTTCTGCTGTTTCAGGATATAATATTTCGTTTATTTCTTCTCCTGTCATTTCTTCTCTTTCTCTTAATATTCCGGCAAAATCTGCCATTTTAGCTTTGTTCTCAACTACCATTCTAACAACATCATCATAGCAAGATTTTAATATTTTGTCAACATGTTTTTGTATTTTTAATATTGTCATAGGATTATTCATATTGTAAGTTGATAATCCTAATTCTTCTACAAGAGCATATTCACAAACCATAGCATTTGCTATATTGTTAGCTTTTTCTAAATCATTTGCTGCACCTGTAGTTACATCGCCAAAGAACACTTCTTCAGCTGCTCTACCTGCTAAACAAACTCTTATTCTATTTAATAATTCTTCTTTACTTTGTAAGAACTTGTCATCTTCTTCTTCATTTACATGCATTACAAATCCTAAAGTTGTTCCTCTAGGTAATATAGATATCTTTTTAGTTTTGTTAACTTTGAATATCTCATTTGCAAATAAATGTCCTGTTTCATGTATTGATACTATTTCTTTTTCTTTATCATTTATTCTCTTAGTTTCTGATTTTGCACCACATATCATTTCTTCAAATGCTTTATCAAAATCTTCAACTTCTATTACATCTTTTCCTGCTTTTAATGCTTTACGTGCAGCTTCATTTGCAACAACTGCCATATCTGCACAGTTCATACCACTCATGTTTCTTGCTATCTTATCAAAATCTACTTCTTCTGCTATCGGTCTACCTTTAGAATTTATTTCTAATATACCTTTACGGCATTCGAAATCTGGTAGAGCAACTTCTATTTTAAAATCACAACGTCCAGATCTTAAGAACGCTGGGTCTAATATATCTAATCTGTTTGTAGCAAACATCATTATTATGTTATCATTTTCAGGTGAAGCCATTTGAACTAGAAGTTCATTTAATGTTGCATTTCTTTCTTTGTTGTTTTCATTTCCATCCCTTTTAGCTGCTATTGCATCTATTTCATCTATATATATTAAAGATAATTTATGTTTTCTAGCTTCTTCGAATTTTTGTCTTATATTTTTACCTGAATCACCTAGGTATTTACTCATTATATCTGCTGTTGATAATGGGAAGAATTTAGCATCTATCTCATTAGCAAATGCTTCAGATATATAAGATTTACCTGTACCTGATGGTCCGTATAATAATATACCTTTTATAGGTTTTATATTCCAAGCTTTATATTTTTCAACATTTTTAAATTGATCTATAACATCATATAATTTATCTTTAACCTCGTGCATTCCTACAACATCAGCAAAAGTTAGGTTAGTTCTCTTAGGTTGTTCTTTCGGTTGTTCATTCTCTCTCTTAGAACCAAACATAAACATTTCAGCAACATCTTGTGGTAACATCATACCTGGAACATCTCCTTTCATACTTGTAAATGCTTGCATTGGATCAAATGGTTCAAATTGCATTCCTGTTTTACGTTTTGCTAATTTTTCTGAAACTGTATCTTCTATATATTCAAGATAGAACAAGAATGGTGTTGCTTCTAGCATAGCCATTGATGTTCTAACTAATTCTAAATCTCTTTCTATATCTCCTGCTACAAATACATCATCTAATGTTTTCAATATTCTTTCAAAATTTTCAGCTGTTGTTTTATGAGCTTCTTTAAAGTTTGTATAACTAGTTGTATATGTGCATACCGCCCCTACACCTTCAACACAGACAACTTTAACTAACATAGTTTCAGCATCACAAAATACATTAAAACTTAATTTATTATTACTCATAAGACTACCTCCTATATTTTTAATTAATTTTTGCTTACATTTTTGTTGTATTAATTATATTATTCTATAAATACTTTAACTTTCATTCTCTTACATAAATCAATAAAGCAATCGAATAATACTATATTGTTAATTCTTATATAATGTCTTATAGAATCTAAATCATTAAATTTATCATAATCGTTATGCTGTTCTATATCATATAATATCTTAACAATCGTATCATATAATGTATGTGTATTGAATGTTAATATATCTAGGAATATTGTTGAATATTTAGTTTCAATTCTCAATGTAGCTTTTGTTTTATTATGTTTACATAATAAGACGAATTCCTCAAATGTTATTCCTTCCATATTATTTTCTTTCTTTAACTTTTTAGATAAAACGTATAATGCCATTTTATCTGCAAATGTCAATTTAATACATTTGTTTGATTTCTTATTATTTATTATAACTCTTTTACATTGTAATAAATACTTATGGTTCATACAAATACCTCCCTAAAAATAAAAGAATGATAAGTTACCTTATCATTCTTTACTTGTTGTTACGATACACCCTGCAGTTGTATCGTACATTTTATTAATTAACTCATAATAATCATCAAACGTTTCTATACCAAAATTTTCTATATATTCATATTCATTCTTAACAGCTTCTTCTATAATTTTCATTAATTCAAATTGTCTTGATTCAGGTTCTTTCTTATCTGATATATTCAAACCATATGTTTGTATAAATGGTGTTAATATACCTGTAGCACCAGGGTCACTATTACCTACAACGTTAAGGTCAATACGACCTACGAATGATGGATCTATCCCCCTTTGACATGTTGCTATTGTTTTTCCTGAGCTTCCTCCCTGGCTATTAGGTCCCTTTATCGTATATTTTAGCTTATTCCAGAAATCCATATCATTAACAACGTCATCAAATTTGAATAATCCTGAATCATATAATTTGTTGATTAATATATCCCCTCTGAAAGAGAATAGTTCTCTTAATGTATTCAAACTTCTTGATTGAGGTTTTCTTACTTTACTCATAATTCTATATAATGAGTTACTTAACTCTCTTGTCATTAATGAAGCTATATATTCATTATCTCTTAAACGTTTATTAGTTATATCCATTATTCTTTTACTCTTAAGATCATTATAATTCATAAACATCCATCTTAAAGCACTATACATACTATCTTTATGATCTGCAGATATGTTTAATACTCTTCTAGTTGTCATATCCATCATACGGTCTACAGATAATAATAAATTCTTTGCTTTATCTCTTTTGAATTTTGGCTGTTGTATATTAGGTTGATGTCCTAATTTTTCTAACCAGAAGTTTTTATCAACCATGTTTTGTATAGTTACTCTGTTATTAACTAAATCTAATAACATACCAACTACAGATCTTACTTCAGCAGATTCATCAAAAGCAAATTTATTAGCTTTTATAAATAACTCTTGACTTATCTTGAAATAATTATATCTATCTAAATCATCTCCTAAACTTGTTGTTAATGTTATTACCTTTTCCATACTAAGATACGTTAATCCTTCAATGAAACCTAACTTAGCGAAGAATAATAATAACATATTAATTTCATTTTTAAATATATTCGTGAAATATATTGGAACTGTATATGGATTTCTATCCACATCATGTATTACTTTTGTCTTTCTCTTTAATGGTATTGGCATTATTGATTTTAATACAACACTATTAGATGTACTATATGTTGTAGAATCAACTAACTGATACATTAATATATATCTTTTTCCTTTTAACATATAATACCCATCTTCATCTTTGATAGGTATTAATATGTTTTTATAATGTCTTTCTGTCATCATCTTAGTTGTACCATCATCTTGTTTAACATCTATAGATAATTCATAATGAATTGTAAGCTCACCACATCTTGATTCAGCCATATTCATTACGTCTGTTTTTTCTTCTTGAACTTTCTTACCTGATTGCATCCTAGTTCTTCTGTATTGATCTAATTCTATATCATTTGCTTTATCTTTATATTCGTATCCTAATATCTTAACACATTCAAATACTTCTAAAGATTTAATTGTTTCATATACATATAAATATAATTCTTTATCTAACTCTCTATTAATTAAAGGCATGTTTAATTTGTCATCGAAACTTCTACAATAATCAGATAACATTTTATACATAAATTCAACCTCCTAATTTTTATCAAAATATAATCCTGCTTTATATCTACCATCAACTTCTTCATCATCTATATCATTTTCTTTTAATGAATTATTGACACTATCTTCTAAGAATGCATCATTCTTAACCATTAATTTATATTCAGGCATTACATCTGTTCCCCACATATCCTTTTCTTCAATATAATTAAAATACAATATATCGAATAATTTATATGTGTAATTTTTCTTACCTTTGTTTAATCCTAAATCATAAAAGACTTCTTCTAAGAATATCTCTAAGAAGATTACTAATATAGATTTATTGTCTAATTTTAAATTTATATTATTGAAACATGCTTGTGACATTTCATATAATATATCTGCCCAAAACGAACTTGTTGTATCATTTGTTTTTATGTTAATTATTCGTCCATTATATTTATCAATAGGTTGTTGATATTGATTGTACTTATTATAATCCATTCCTGCAAATTTACATCCTTTAGGTCCTATTCTAAAATCAGGTAATATATTAGTTGCTTTTTCAGTTTCTTCAAAGTTAAGTTCAACTAATCCAAATGTTACTATATCAAATAGATTGATATATGCTGCCATATCAGTTTCATGTTCTCTTAACTTACCTAATGAACTGATTAAACTTTTAAGACATATGAAAGCTAAAGAGGGTATAATATCCCTCTTTATTAAACATATATCATATTCATAACTTAATCTTATAAAAGTTTTAGATGCTATGCGATCCATAGCATCTACACAAGCACATGTGTTAATTAAATTTAATTCATTTTTTACACTCATAAACTACCCCCTATAAATTATATTATTAATTGTGTTACTATATAATTTACATATACCAAATACATTAATCTCCTCTTCTATAAGATCATCTAACATTAAGAAATATTCCATTGTTTCCATAAAAGATATGAATGATAATCCATATAATTCTTTAGGATAATCTTCAAATGTTTCTTTTAATTTATTAATATACTCATCATCTTTAAATATATCTAATATATTTTCTTTAGTTAGTTCTAATATCATTCCTGGTATTGTTTCACCTTTTTCTAAAATTCTCCATGATATTTCATTATCTTTAAGTTCTAATAATATACCACATACGATTATACCGTTATAATCGTCAATATCTTCTAAGAATTTATACACTTTTTTATCTAGGAACATACTAACTTCACTTATAACATCATTAAGATTATTAACTAATATATTACAATTGTTATATAATCTATATCTAAAATATTCTTTTATATCATTTATCATAAACATATTACCCCCTTAATTTTATCTTACTTTTTAAGACTGTTTTCTGCAAACTTATCGTCTTCATCTTTCAATCTTTGATCTTCATCTTTTATCCCTTGATAAACTAAATCAATTGTTTTCTGTGTAAATTCAGAAATTTCTATTGATTCGAATCTACCTGTATCATCTAACACTATTGTAAACTGATCAAACACTGCTAATGCATCATCTGTTACTGAATTTACTTTTATGAATGATATCATTTCATTTAAGAATACTTCAGCAACTTTAAATAAGATTTGATATTGACCTAATGTTAACCCATGTCTATCATCAAGATATTGTAATGCTCTTAATGAAATTTGTTCTAATAATTTAACGTCAACATCTGTTATAGAATTCATTGCTTCTTCAACATCCTCTTCAGGAAGTTCTAATTCTAATCTTCTTATTGCCATTCTACCTAAGCTTATTATTGTTAATAATTCTGGTTTTTCTTCTCCAGGTATAACTTCATGAATTATTCTTATCATATCAAATAAGTTTAATTCACTTCTAACTTTATCAACACCCAATGCTAATAAGCTTTCATATATTGCTGCATCTATGAAACAATTTACCATTGCTGGTATTACAACATCTTGGTTAATTTTTAATTTATATTCTCTTTGTAATGTTTCTATTGTAGCATTTACTATCTTACTTATCTCTTTATTACTTCCTAAGAATTCTAAAGCTCTAAATTTACTCATAAACAATTACCTCCATTAATTTTATTTTTTGTATTACACTTTTATAATATATAATCGAAATATAACCTTTTTACGGTAATGCTATAAGACATCTATAGATAATTTCTATAGATGTCTTATAAAATTTATTTAAATAATTCGTAATCGTATTTAACGACTACTTCATTTAGTTTCATAAAGCCTATAAATTTTTTACTTTTATCTCTATATGGTTTAACTAATGGAACATTTTTACATCTTTTTTTCATGTTTCTTAATAATAATGGTCCTGATTGACTTGTTAATACTAAATCATATTTTTCTACATTATCTGGCACTGCAAATGATAATGGTTTATTAACTAAATTAATTATACAATTTTCATATTCTTCTTCTGCTACACCCATTATTCTTTTTAAAATATTCCATTGATAACCTTTAATCTCAACTTTACCTATTACTAAAACTGTTTTTGTTATTTTTTTACCTTCCATAAAGATACCTCCTCATATTTTTTTATCTACATATTTGTTATATTCATTATAAAATTTAATTTGCGAAATGAAGGGTATTATCCATCCTTTATACACCCCATAAAAAGCAGGTATATTTGATTATCGCATTGTCAATACCATTCGTTGTCATGCTCAATAATCTCGGACAGATAATACCAGTTCGCAAAATAATTAATCAATACTCCAGTACATCTTAATTTAATCGAACTACAACTAGCTCCATTATAGTGATTAAATGTTTTCCACATAAACTTTCCCGAATCACAATGAAACGTACTGATTTATCGTACTTATTTAATCATACTATATGATTGCTATATAGTTTAACATAAAAAAAGATGACCGAAGTTTTTCGATCATTAATAAAGTTCTTTAACCCCATTTCACGTGCAAAACCGATGCGTACTGATCCGTTCGCTGGAATTAACAGCTCACGTCGTTCTGGTTACGGTTAAGTAATTCTCACGTTACTGAGGGGCTAATCCTAAATTAAATATTTGTTTGTCAATTTAATTTTAATTTTGCTTGTTCTAAATTCATAACTGGTATTCCATATTTATGTGCTTTTGTTATTTTACTAGATGTTACATCTAAACTAGGTACTACCAAATAATCTGTAGTTTTAGTTAATGAATCAACTACTTCATAACCTTTATTTATAAGCTCTGATTCAAATTGTGGATCTCTTACTTGTGAGAAACATACTTTACCTTTTAGTTTACCAGGTGCAACTTTTTCTTTTAATTGTACTTGGTCTAATAAATAATATATAGTTGACAATTTACTTATAACTCCATGTTGTAATCTTGACGCTGTTTTCTCACCAAATCCAGATAATCCCATTAAGTTTATAGCTAACATTTCATCCTTAGCTAATCTTAACATTGTTTCTAAATCCATTACTGATAAGACTTTCTTAAACATTCTAACACCTATTGATTGTATTCCTAATGAACCTAATAATTCATAATCAAACATAACTCTACGTTTGTTTATTCCTTCTATCATTTTCTCATATGATTTCTCACCAAATCCTGGTAATGAAATTATTTTACTTTTATGTTTTTCTAATTGATATAAAGATTCTATATTAGTTATTATCCCTTGATCGAATAATGTTGAAACTGTTTCAATGTTTATATTTTCTATTCTCATTTTATTTATGAAGTTTACAATATTTCCTATTATTCTTGAAGGACATTCTTCATTAACACATTTTAATAATGGATCTTCTTCTAATCTACAACCACAATGTTTACAATGTGTTGGTACATTAAATCCATTTCCTGAATAATTACATTTACATGTATTATCTATTTCAAGATAAGGTATTATCTCATATCTTATTATAACTTCACTACCAACTGTTAATTGTTCTTGCATACTTCTAAATCTTTCAATAGAACCTAATGATATAGAACTTATTGTTTTACCTAACATTACCACAGGTTCTATTTTAGCTACAGGTGTTATATTACCTCCTAATCCATACGAGAATTCTATATCTATCAATTTTGCTTTCTTAGCTTCTGCTGGGAATTTATAAGCTACTTCATATCTATTTATAGCACCATCTCTACCTAATGATTTTTGTAATTTCTTATCTATTAAATGTAACACAACACCATCAGTTGTTCTACCTTCAAGTTTAGCATGTTCATTTATTTGTCTTATACATTCACGTATATCTCTTAAATCAAATAAGTTGCTTATCATATCAAATTCTTCATTAGGTATTATCTCAGGTTGTTTTCCAATATATTGTATTCTCAATGGTTCTACTGTAAGATATTGTGTAAGATGAGGTTGTAATTCTTTTTCATTTAATATTGATGATGTTGCTGATCTTGGTGATTTAAAATCTTTATAATCCATTATTATTCTTTCATAATCCAACTGATTCATAAGAACTTCTGTTTGTATTGCGAATTTATCTTTTCCATTAGCAAACTTTTTGAAATCTTCAAACCCTTCAAAAAGTTTTATTACATCAACTGCTAAGTTCTTTTCTGTATCTCCTCTCATTAACACATGCTCAACGTTACCGTTTTCATCACATTCAAATACTGCCGAACATCCATCCCATTTAGCTTGTAATCTTAATTCAAATTCTTGTGTATTATTTATATTTCTTCCTAATATATTTTCTACAGTTGTTATCCAATCTTCTATACTTCTTCTTTTATCTCCTTCCTTATCTATATTGAATACAAAATGAACTTTATTTAATGTACCTCTAAGGTCTGGAAATCTATGTTCCCTCACAGGTTTTCCTTGACTATTAACTGAACCAACTATATCACCTAATCCAGCATCTAACATTATTTGATATAATTTATCATACGTTTCATCTGATACTGGAGGAACTATATCCGTATTATTATATATAAATTGTAATATCTCTACAAGTTTTCTACATGTAAATAAATCCATATCATCCATTTCTGTACTATTATTAAAATATTCTACAATACCCTCAAAGTTTATTCCTTTAAGCATTTCAACTATTTCATTTATTGTAGTTTCATCCATTTTTAATAATTCTTTGTGTATTGTATTTAATTGATGATATATTGATATTTTCTTACTCATAATTTACCTCCTGAAATTTAAATTTATATAAAAATAAAAGGGTTCATGAGAACCCTTTTTTATCTAGAATCTATTGTTTGCTACTGCTCTTTTTATTGCTTCTATGTCTATTGTGTTTGTTCTTTTAGTTTCTTTTATTAATTCTTTTAAGCTTTTTATTTCGTCTTTATCTTCTTTTTGTTTTACAACTTTTCTTACTTTCTTAACTTGTTTAACTTTCTTTTCTTCTAACTCTTGTCTTTCTACAGGGAACATTAAATCTTCATCTTTAACTTCTTCTTTCTTAGCTTGTTTTTCTTCTTGTTCTTTAACATGTTTTCTTACTTTCTTAACTATTCTTTTTCTTACATGTTTTCCACCAGCTTTAACTTCTTCTTTTATTTTATTTAGTAATTCTTTTACTTCTTCTTGTTTAGGTTCTTCTTTAACTTCTGGTTGTTTTACTTCTTGTTTAGGTTCTTCTTTAACTTCTGGTTGTTTTACTTCTTTAACTGCTTTTAAGAATCCTTTATTATTTAATATGTTTTCTGTAGCATCTAATTTTTTACTATGTTTTGTTATTTGTTCAAATGTACTCACTAATAATTTACCTCCTAATTCATCTAATGGTTGTTTTGCATACATTAAAGCTTCTTCAACTGTTGCTGGAACTAATAATCTTCTTACTATATAATCTCTACTTTTACCATCTTTAGCATTTAAACATGTTACTGTCATTTCTTTATGATTGAAGCTTAATAAATCAAATTCTCTAACGCCTCTAAAGTTAACTACTACACCTGCTACAACATCATTTAATCTGAATATTTTTTCTACTTTTAAATCTGGTATTATATCATAGTTTAATATTTTATATACTTTAACCCAGTTAGCAAATATTTCTAAATCGTCTTCATTTAAATCTTTAACTGCTTTTGTAAATCCAGCCATTATAGTTTCCATTTGATCATCAACATCATTCATCATTTCTTCATTTTCTTTTAAATTTAACATATATTTTTTCATAATTACACCCTCCATAAATTTATAATTTTTTAATATTATTATATCTGGAACATAGAAATTTTATTTATTTTTCTATATTCACAGATATAATATGGTATTGAAAATCTACGAATTACAGTTTAACTATAATTCATATTTCGTACTTATAATTTCATTTTTAAATTGTTCAAATAGTTCTTGTCTTTTAGCTTCATATTCATCCATTGTTCCTATGAATATCTCTTCTTCAAAATATTCATCCACTTTATAATTTATTAACATCTCTATATACTTCTCATCTGTTACTAATAACTTCTCACCATCAGGTAATTCTCTTTCATGTAAATCATTATCTATACAATCAAATATTAATTCTTTGATTGTTTCAGATTGTTGTAATTTATATCCCATAGTTTTAAGATAAACATTAAATGTTTCAACGTTTCTGTTTATTACTTTGTCATCATCTCTTAATTTATCAACCATACCTTGTTTTAATAATTGTACAGGTAGGTCATGAGTTCCTTCAATTGAACTTCTATAACTCATACTCATCTTAGCTAATTCATATGGGTCCATTCCTATTAATAGATTTAATAGTTCGTCGATACCTATTCTACAAGGAGTTTTAGCATATAAGATTTTATTCTCTTTAGCTTGGGCATCTTTAACAGGAACACCTATTAAATTAACACCTCCAACAGATCTTGTACTTAGACCTTTAGATGCTGTTTGTTTTAATCTTATAATATACATTTCTCCAACTATAAATTGATTCATCATAGGTCTATATCTACCATTCTTTTTGATAAACATTTTATATGGAGTTAACCATTCATACTTATCATAAATTTCTGATAATACATCAAATAATGGTCTCTCATGCCAGAATGGTGGAATATGAACATATATACCTTTCTTATAAATATCTTGTATGAATTCTTCTCTACCATCTTTATCTAAATTAGCATACATTTCTCCCATTTCATTTGCTTGTCTTGTATTGAAATGACGAATCATTGTAAATACTACAGCTGCTCTTTGGTCATTAGTTTCCAATGTTTTAATTCTATCAATTGTTCTATTCATTACAAAGTTTATTGATTGTTCGAATAATTGGAATGAATTAAGACGGTTGACAACACCAAGACAGTTGAATAGAACATCAACAACTTTTCCATTTTCTAATACAGGCATTTCATCATCTGGAACTATCTTAGATATAACACCTTTGTTACCAAATAATCCTGTTATCTTACTTCCTTCTTTTAATGGAACTTCTCTTTCAACTGTGAATTCTATTATCATATTACTGAATGGTGCTTTCCCTGGTTGTTCACTCCACTTAATGTTTTCATCTAAAATATCTTTACTTTTCTTATACATATAGTTTAGATTTCTACTATGTTCTTTATCATCTACAACTATATATTCTGTTGCTTCTTTCATTTCTTTATAATATCGTTGTTCGTTTATGAAATATCTATTAATTTGATCATGATATTCATTGTTTTGCATTTCTTCTAATGGTTTATTAGAGAAAACTTTTATGTCTATTATCTTTCCTCCATATCCATGTTCTATACATAAAACATCTTCTCCAAAGTTTATCTTTCTTAGATTAGTTTCTTTGAAATCATAGAAGATTTGTTCATTGTTTATCCTTCTAGTTGCACATATGATTGCATCTTTTATATATTCTCCAACATCTGGGAAACATTTATAATTTTCTTCATCTCCATATAAGTTTAATAAAACGTCGTTGTCGTTTATTGATACTTTAATTGTTTCAACCTCAACACATCTGAAACTATCTGCAAATGATTCACTAACTAAGATAGCATCTTCAGTTGTTCTTACATCAGATGTATAACAAAATGTTGCATTAACTCCAAATCTGTAGTTATTATATTCATCATAAGATGTTGATTTATATAATACTGAATCTTTTGGAATTAAATCTCCAACATTTAGTTTATCTAAATCTTCTGTATTATATCTGAATCCAAATTTTTCTGTTAAATCTTCAACTAATTTCTTTTGTATAACATCATAATATCCTGTAGCCTCATCTTTAACTACTAATGTATATAAATGATTACCTTCTTCAAATTTGTATACTTTTTCTACAACTCGCCATTCTCTTTTAGCTTTCTTAATTCCTGATGAATTCTTACCTACCATGTTTTCATATTCTGTAAACACTTTAGGGAACTCAGGATTAATAGGTGTCATTGCTTGTTTAAGATGACCTGTTGTCATTATCCCCCTATTCCCTGATATATAACCTATTCTTGTTAAAGCTGTCATACCAAATATATCATCACTACCATAATACTTCTCTTCTAATTTTTGTAATTCCTCTTTTAAGAATGCATTATCACTATTAAAATTAACTTTTACTTGTTCTTGTTTCTTTTCTCTAGCCATATAATCTACCTCCTAATTATTATTCATATTTATATTATATAATCAAAATTACTTATTATACGCTTGGAATAATGTTATTGCATAATATAGAAATGCTTCTATAGGTATATATCCACAATAGAAACTATCTGGATCTATCGGTATATCTTTTTGTATAAACATTGTGTCGCTTCTTCGTTTTAGAAATTCTTTTATAACGTAATGTTCGGACGTGCTTATAAATCTTAAAACGTAACCTATATAATCAAAATCGTCTATGGTGTATAATAACCATGACATTTTAAGTTCTCTATATAAATCCTTTGCTATTCCTCTAAACGAAGATTGATAAGGTAATACATTGTAACAATATTTATTTCTAAGTTCGTCAATCTGTCTATCAATTTTCATATAATACATAACTGCTCGTTTTTTATCTTCATTATTCATTGCTTTTTTCATTTCCTTAACCCAATCTTCATTAACTTCATCTATTATGAAATGATTATACTTACAAGATTTTGTGCAATATTCATAAAGCAATTCACATCTGTTATATATACTATCAATTGACATTTTTTGGTTCATAATATTCTCTCCCTATTTATATTATTTTAAATGGTGTTAATAATACTTCTGGTTTAATTTTAGATGGGAACGGATCTGAAAACTCCGCTCCCATCTTTTTCCAAAACTTTACTGCTTCTGGTAAAGCATCACCATGAATACATTTGTTTTTATGTTGTTCTCTAATATATCTTATAAATTTTGTAGCGATACCTTGACGTTTATATTCATCAAATATTAATATATAATTTATCTTAATAATATCTTTCGTGTAATAATAATTTAATTTACCAACTTTAATTCCGTTATAATATATGAACACTTTTTCACAATCATCTTCTATCATTATTAATTCAAATATAATTATTCACCTCATTTTATATAAAATGGTGTTAATGTTACATCATCATTATCAAATGGATCATTTAAATAAGCATTCACTGATTTCCAAAATTCAATTGCTTCTGGTAACGAATCACCAGTTATTATCACACCTTCTTTTTTTAATTCATTAATAACTCTTGTAGCTATACCCATACGTCTATATTCCTTATGAATCTTTATATACTTTATCTCTATCTCATCTCCATAATCTATATATTCTATTACACCAACTACGTCTTCATTCAAATAAATATAATACCTGTCTTTAACTGTGTTAGTTAATAATAATTTAATCATACTAACCTCCTAACATTGTAATTCAAATACTGTAAATATATCATCATCTGGATCTGGATAAGTTATTGCTCCTAATTCAACCCAATATTCTGGATCACCACAATAGCAGCCTATCGGTCCTGTTAAACCTGTTAATTTCTTTCCAGGGAACATAGATTTTAATATATCAACAGCTTCTGCAAAATTTTCAAATTGTTTATATCCACATCCAAATGATAATACCTCAACATAAACTTCATCACCTTCTTCATTATATCTAACTGAACCAACTTCATAATTATCTATTAATATTCTTCTTACATTTCCTAACCATTCATCATAATAACTTTCACCAAATATCATCATATTACATACCTCCTAATAATTTAAAATTTATTATATTATTATCATCATCAATTTCATAGGTATATCCATCAAATGTTTTACCACATTTTTCACATTTAAGAAATTCTTTAAATCTATAAACCATGTTTCTATCTTCTACTAAATCTGTAACTTCAACTAAATGTCCACCACAATCATCACATCTAAGATAAACTAATTCTAACATATATTCTGTAACCATATATAAACCCCCCCTTTAACATTCTATAGAAAATGGTGTTAGATAATCTTCAAATGGGTCTTCATGGAATTCTGCTCCCATACTTTCCCAGAATTTCATTGCACCTGGTAATGAATCACCATACATATACTTACCTTGATGTTCTTCTTTTAACATTGTTATTACTTTACTCGCTATACCTAATCTTCTATATTCATCATGAACTGTAATATACATTATCTTTATATATTCTTCATTCGCTTGATAATCTATTAATCCAACTAATTTTTTATTATAACTAATTGCTATAGAATTAGCTGTTATTAAACCTAAAGTTTGTAATAAACTTTCATCTAAATCATATAATAATTCTACCATAATATTACCCCCAATATATATTATTATATTTATTACACTTTTATAATATATAATCGAAATATTACCTTTTTACAATAATTAAAAGACGGATGAAATTAATCATCCGTCTAATATTAATCTTCGTCAATTATACCTAATAGAGCATTATCATTCTTTTCAAGCATTTCTTTTTCTTCATCTTTACTTACTCTAGATAATAATTTTTCTAAATGAGGATAAACCCATTTATCAAACATATCTCTAACTTCTTCTCTATTCTGATATTCATTTACTATATCTTTTTCATTAAACTTAACACTATCATCATCCCCAAGATATCTAGCGGCTATTCTCGAACCATTTATTAATCCTAAATCTCTTGCGTATTCTAATAATGATCTTTCCATACTAAATCCATGATCTTGATCATATATCATTGGAACTTTTGCTCCAGATATATTTGTTCTAGATTTTATTATCTCTGCATTTATTCTAAATCCTGAATATCCATCTTCTTCTACCGTACATTTAGAACTTCCCACTGCAACATGTTTTATTAATGTATTAGCAAAATATCCTATTTGTTCATATGAGTTCGCTACGCTCATACCGTCCTCTAAGGACTGCTATATGTTTCCATATAGAGCAGACTATATCACGATCCTTATATTAAGGACCCCTCCCATTTCCACTCGCTTGAGTGTACTCTACTCCCTTCCACTTTACAGTGTGGTTTCGATAGTCGTTGAACCTTGTGTGTATTAATTTATTCTTTACGTCTATTCCTTTTAGCATCTTTAACATAACTAGATGTTAACTTAATATTGAATTCTTTTTCTACAATATCCTTTATTTCGGGATTAGAAAAACCATCATTAGCAAGTTCTTCTATTCTTTCTTTTAACCCTTCAGGATATTTTCTTTTTCTTTTATGAACTAGGTTATATTCACATGAAACATGAGCCCATTTCAATCCATTGAATATTTTATCTAGATAATCGTATTTTATTCCTGATTGATCACATATTTCACGTTTACTTACTCCCTGACTTTTCAACTGACAAGCTAACCTAACTTGTTCTTCTGTATATACATGACTTGAATTATTCTCGCCTTTTTCACTAAGATCTTTTTTCATCTTGCCTTGTTCTCCTGCACGTTTGGTGTTTTCCATATGTGTAACCCATTCAAGATTTGTTATAGAATCATCTGTACAATCACCATTAACATGATCAACTGCATTTACATTATCTTCTTTACATTGTCCTTCTAAGAAGGTTTCTGCAACCATTCTATAAACCATGAATGTTTTACAATTATCTTTACTACCAAACGATAGATTCACATCATGTCTACCATCAGGTCTAGATCTTAATTTTCTCAACCGACCTGTTTTCATGTTATATACTCTACCTTCAGTTGAAATTGCGTAATCAGTTGGTTCTCCATTATAATAAAACCTAGCAAATTTTTCATCTTCTGATACTAAATCAATATCTATAAATACAAATTCAATATTATTTTTATATTCCATGATTTATCACGCCCCTTTACTTATTTGTAGGCGTAAGAATAAATTTTTAATTTACACACCTTGGCTGCTGATTACCATATCATATAGACTTAGGTTTCCCAGCAATTAAAGAGGTTTTCATATAATATTACTATTATATGCCACTAATTTGCGTTAATGGGTGCGTTACCACCTGGTAAACTTTCGTCTTGTTTTAAATATAAAACTTGTGCTTGTGATTTTGCAAATGGATTTATTTCTATCTTTTGATTTATATGGTTAATACTTATTATAGTTATATTAAACTCTTTTATTATAGGTATTAATCTACTAAAGAATTGCTTT